GTGCTCTCCTTGATCTCAGGCGCGGGGCGACGCATCTGTACAAGTCCTCCCAGACTCGTTCGTTCTCCAGGCCCCGCGCCTGAGATCAAGGAGAGCACAGAAATCACGTTGTGTTCCCTCCGCCTTCCCCGCCCTCATCGGCGGCGGGTTGGGTGCCACCTTCCGGGTCACCGTCATCGCCTGCGGTGGGCGGGAGGACGACGCGAGGGGTTTCGGGCTTGTCGGGGGCCTTGCGGCCGAGGAAGTCGGCGACCTCTGTCGGGTTGCCGAGCGCGTCGGCCAGCAGGCGGGCGGCTTCGAAGCTGCGGGCGTCGATCCGCTTCAACTCGTCCGCGGCATCCTCGATCGGGAATCCGGCTTCCATCAGCATGCGGATGCCGGTCTCCTTGGAGAGGATTCCCTTCTCGACGCCGGTGGCGACCTGTTCGAGGACGGCGGCCTTGTCGGTGGGGGTGTGCGGTCCGAACACCAGCTTCGCCGGCAGTGGGGTGACGCCGGCCCAGTCGGGGTGCTGTCCGGCTATGTGGAGGCGCTGCACCATCTTCAGCAGCAGCGCGTACTTGTGGTCTCGGGCCAGTCGCATGCTGCCGATGAGGGAGTCCAGCGGGCCCATGGACAGTTGCATGGCGAATCCGGACGGGACCTTGGACGGGTCGATGGTGCCGAGTGCGACGGCGGGGAGGCGGGCGACGTTGGAGGCGCGGTCGGCGAGGTCGTGGCGGTGTTCGCGCAGTTCGCGCAGGGCCGGGGAGGTGTCGACGGAGAACATTCGGCCGTCTGCTCCGAGCCTCCACATGGCGCCCGGTCCGACGGTGAACTGAGCGCGTTCGGTGCCGGCTCCGGCGACGGCGACCATGGGCAGGCCGGTGGTGGCGGAGGCGCGGGAGGCGTCGGTGTCGGCGGCTTGCAGTTCGTCGAACACCTGGAGGACCTTGGCGAGGGAGGACTGGCCCCAGAACTCCTCCGCCGAGGGGACCGTGTTCGGGATGTGTATGACCGGGATGAAGTCGATCATCAGGTCGAGGCGGTCGAGGACTTCCCCATCTTGGCGAGTGGCGAAGACGGCTTTGTCCATGGGCAGGGAGTCGACGTCGACGGGGCCGCGCAGGTCGCTGATGTCCCAGGTGGCGTCGGTGAGGTAGCAGGTGATCGTGGACGGCTCGTCGTTCCACGCGTACTGCCGGGAGATGGTGCCGCTGTCCGGATCGGCGATGTCGCCTTCACCGATGACGGGCGCCAGGCCGCCGTCTTGCTCCACGGTTCGGACGGCGCGGATGGCGCGGCCGCGTTCGTCGACGCCGGGGGCGGTGGCCGGGCCGATCGGCCCCAGCTCGAAGGTGATGCGACGCAGCCGCGGGGGCAGGTCCCGCTGTATATCTTCGGGGAGTTCCCAGGCGAAGTGGACGCGTTCGGGGAACTCGCCGCCGTCGTCGTCCTCACCGATGACCGGGTAGAAGAAGCCGGGGTCGACGGCGCGGAGGGTGACGCGCCGCTTGCCGGGGTCCCACGCGAGCCGGTAGACGCCGTCGCCGAGCTTGACGGCGTTGCGTTCGGTCTGCTGCATCCGCATGGCGAGCAGCTCGGTGTCGGCCCAGTCGGTCAGCAGTTCTTCGAGACGTTGCGCGGCTGCGGTCTCGGCGTCGGGTTCACCGTCGCCGTCGTGTTCGGCACCGGGCACAGTGATGTGCTGCTCGCGTCCCAGGACGTGCGCCATGACGGCCTCGATGAACATCGACGGGTCGCCGAACTCACGCCGTTCGCGGGCTTCGGGCCCATCCTGGATCTCGGCGATCTGGGCGGCCTGGTTGTTGTCGTAGGCGGTCAGCAGGGTGTAGGCGGACAGGCGGCGCTGGTCGTCGGCGGGGACCCACATGGCCGCGGCCTGGGGGAAGGCGCGCCGGTTAGGCATGCCGTTGGCGTCGCTGAAGACCGACTTGTAGTTCAGCCACCCGTAGGCGTCCAGGATGATCTTCTTGGCGCCGGCGATGAAGCCCACGGCAGTCCTTCCGCTGATCCAGGCCCCGCGCCTGCGATCAGGGTACGGGCGTGACGACGGTCGGTTCCCTCAGCTGGCTGGCCGGGTTGGTGTGGGCGTCGGAGGCGTTCACGTCGTGGCGCAGGTCTTCGATTCACCCGAACGGCGCAACGGTTGTTGCAGAAGTGGGCACCACCGGAGAGCGATATGCCGGATTGAATCCCATTTCGGCTGAGAGGGCGTAACAGAGAGGTCCGGAGCGGTGCCTGGGAGCACGTAGACTCTGCCTCGGGTGTTCGTCAACTACCCATCGCCTTATGCCCTCCGGTGCCGCGGCACGGAGGAGAGCGGCTCACTCCGGCCACAAGCCACATGGGAGCCGCACATGAGGTGATACATGGCAGACAACGAACAGCCGGACTGGAGCTTCTGGTGCTTCGTCATTGCAGTCCTGGAGTTGCTGCTCCAGGTGTGACGAAGCGCTAGCTCCGCGTCCGGCAGCCCGCTTGTGAGGAGACAGGGCCGTTCCCATCCATCCAGGGTGGGGCGGTCCTGTTTCGTTGTGCCCAACGCATCCCCAGATGCGTGACGCCTGCCAATGTACCCGCGATCCGCGCAGTTTTTAAATTCACGGATCCCAAATGCTCGACATGTGGACCAAATGACCGATGTTGGGCGGGAAGTGCTTGGCCGAACTTTGGTCGGCCGTGCTCCTCAGACGTTTGGTTCCGGCAGTCCGTATCCGATTCACCCTGTCAGCGACGTCCCCGCAGCCGCTGGTCGCTGTAAGACTGGGTTCCCAGCCCTTCGCCGGCGGGGTCGGCAAGCTCGGTCAGGGCGTGCACCGCGGCGTCCATCCGGTCCGGGCTGTCCATGCCGGGCAGCCAGGTGACCATCTGGCCCTCAAGGCGCGGGAATTCGCCCACGTGGTGAACCTGGCCCTGTGAGTACAGCTGGGCCACAGGTTCGGCGCGCAGCCTCTTGCCCTTCTTCGCGTGCACTTCGATGATCGCAGGCATCAGCATGCCCTTCGTCTCGCCCTGCTCCGCAAGTTCCTTCCATGCCTGGCGGACGATCTGCTGAGCCATGTCGCCGCCGAAGTTCGCTTCCACCACAATGGCGTCGGCCTGGTACTCGATGGCCAGGCGACAGGCTTCGTGGCCCCAGGTGTCGGCGCCCATACGGCCGGAGCGGTCGGCCAGCAGGTAGAGCTCTCCGGCTCGGTCACGTCCAGCGGCGCAGAGTCCGACTTCGTCATTGACGTCGTCGGACCCGCCGGCGTGGTCGACAGCGACGACGGTGCGGGTGAGGTCGACGCCGCGGAAGGCCATGGGGGTGATGCGGTTGTCGGTGATCCAGGGCCACTTCCACACGCCGCCCTCGAGGGGGCGGGGCTTTTGCATGTACAAGGACCACCAGACGCGTTCCCCGACGGCGCGGCGGATCTTCTCGAGAGCCTTGCGGCCGTAGCGCAGCGGCCAGAGGGCTTCGCCGATCTTGCGGCCGAGGGGGTCGTCCTCGGTGTCGCAGATGGCGGGGAGGTCGAGGCGGATCCAGTCGTCGGCGTCTTCGCCTTCGAGGATCTTTCCGGCGAGGTCCTGTTCGTGCCAGCGGGTCTGGATGACGATGATGCTGCCGCCGGGTTCAACGCGGGTGTTGAGGACGGACGTCCACCAGTCCCACAGGCGGCGCCGCATGGTGGGGGATTCGGCGTCTGCGGCGTCTTTGATGGGGTCGTCGACGATGGCGAGGTGGGCGCCTTTGCCGGTGAGGCCTCCTCCGACGCCAGCGGTTACGAGGCCGCCTTCAAGGCGGTTGCCGTCTTTGTCGGCGAGGTCAAAGCGGTTGGCTGCTTTGGACCCAGAGTGCAGGTAGAGGCCGATGTGAGGTCCGTAGGAGACGATCGCATCTCGGATCCACCTGCCGTGATCGTCAGCGAGGTCAGCGGAATATGAGGCGATCATGACGCGGTGGTCGGGGTGCCTCGACAGGTACCACAGGGGCGCCCAGCGTGCGGCCCGGCGGGACTTGCCGTGCCGCGGCGGCATCGTGATCAAGACCTTGCGGGAGTGGCCGCGGGCGATGTCCCGGAACACCTTGTCGATGAGGTCGAGGTGGCGGGCCTGCTTCTCCTTGCCGTCGGTGAGGATCGCCGACATGGAGCCCGGGGAACGGGTGAGGGCCATCTCCCGTTCGATCTCGGCGAGCGTTTCGCGCTGCTCGGGCGTAGCGCGGCGGGCGATGCTGCGCCGGGCGGCCCGGGGCAGGCGCCGGTAACGGCGCAGGAACTCCGCGGCAAGGGCTTCCGCCTCGTGCTCTTGGTGCTGTTCGAGGTCAGTCGTCGGGGTCGCTGTCGTCATCAGCGTCCTCGTCGTCCAGGTCGTCGATGTCGGCGTCTAGGTCCTCGCCGTCGTCGGCGTCGCCGGCGGTGTTGATGAGGTTGATGAGGCTGGCCACGGCGGTGGCCTTGAGCTTGAGGGGTCCGCCGCCGGGCCCGGACAGTTCGGCCTTGAGGGCTTCCTCCCAGCCGTTGACCTTGGCCTGCCGTTCCAGGGTCTTCAGGACGAGGTCGGCGGCCTTGTGGTCGGGCGCATTGTCGTCTGTGCCGATGGCGAGGGGCAGGTAGGTGTCGATCAGGCTCTCGAAGATTTCGTTCTGCTCTTCGCGGTAGTCGGCGACCTCTGCTTCGGTGGCTTTACGGCGAGCGGTGACGGCGCGGTAGAAGTCCTTGCGAGCGGCGTTGGGTGTCTCGTAGCCGAGCGCAAGGATCTCTGGGCTGTCGTACGGGATGCGCTTCCGGCGCAGGCGGATGAGGGCTGCGCGGCGTTCTTCTACTTCTGCGATCTTGGCTGCTGGCCAGGGCATGGCGGTGGGGCTCCCGCTCGGTGTGTGGTTGTCGGGCCCCGCGCCTGTCACGATGATCGCTGAGTTGCGCCCGTTTGTTCCCCGCGGCCGGCTGACGTGCATGATGACGGGCCCCGCCCGTGATTCGGTGCGGGGCTTAGGAGGCGGGCTTAGCGTTCGAGGACGTCGGTGATCTTGACAGTGATGTCCGTGTCTGCCGAAGCCGTACTGATTGAGGTCGCGGTGTAGCTGAGGCTCGTCTGGTCCGACAGTTCGGCCGTCGCAATGACTGGGCCGGACTCGTCTCCCTTGATCTCGTATGTGATCTCGTAGACCGCTTGCGGGTCGATGTCGTTGCTGTCGGCCCCCAGGTAGGTCAGCTCGGGCTCCACGGTCACGTTGCAGCCCGCCGACCCGAAGCACTGCCTTCTGGTGGTGCGCAGGTCGATCGCGAAGCTGTCGGCGTCGATCTCGGCGAACGTCGGTTCCGGATCGGGTTCCTTTGCTGCGGTGGTCTCGGCCTCTTTCTCTGTGGCGCTCGACTTGGTGGTGGCGGCTGGTTTGCTGTCGTCGTCTTGGGACTGCACGACGACGATGCCGGTGGTGATGATCGCGGCGATGATGGCGGCGGCAGCGCCGATGATGATCGCGTTGGTCCGGTTCCGTTTGGGGGCTGGCGGTCCGGGCGGCATCGGCTGCGGCGGAAAGTCCGGCGGTGGTGGCGTGTGGGTCATGGTCCCCCCAGGTGGTTTGTGTCTGGTGGGCATCATGCGTGGTGTGGAGATCGGGTGGAGGCGGTGTCACCGGTTCGTGACACAGGCTGCGGGCGCGGATAGGCCCCCGCTCCCTGGGGGTGTGGAGCGGGGGCCGGTGGGTGCTCCGCGGCCCGGTGCGGAGCTGGCTTGTGTGCACGGCCCGGGGCGTTGCATGGGGCGCGGGGACGCTCATCCTCAACTCCGGGCCGTGCAGTTCTGATCGTGCCGTACGGGGCGGGGTTTGTCTGAGGTGCCTTCCCCTGCGGCTATTCCTCCGGGTGGGGGGCCGGGCCGAGAGCCCAGGTGCCGCGTTCGGGGCCACGGTGGATGAGGTCCTTACGGCGGAGGTTGCCGAGGGTGTTGTCGAGGGTGGATCCGGTGACGCCGGAGACGCGGCTGATGGTCTCCCGGTTGGTGTAGTTGATGTCGATGCCAGCAGGGTCGGCGAACTCGCGGAGCGCGGCGAGGATCTTCTCTTCGGCGGTGGGGCCCTTCTTCGGGGTGAGATCGATGCCGGTGAGGAGCGTGGAGGGGCCGTCGCTGTCGATGTCCAGGTCGTCGGCTGTGTCGTCCTGCTCGCCGGGAAGGACGCAGATCTTGGCGAGTTCGTCGCGCTGGTCCCAGAAGGGCCAGTCGGCGGGGTGGGCGACGTTGTCGGTGTCGATGTAGGGGGTGGCGTCCTCGAGGATCCAGTTGCGCATCATCTCGGCGTGGCCACCGGGGCTGGCGGCGAAGGCCAGGCCGAAGGTCCGCTCGGGGTCGTTGAGGGGCTTGGTGGGGTCGTAGACGAGGTCACGTTCGCCGGTCCAGGCCGGGGGGATGTCTGCGGGGTTGCAGCCGGCGAAGTTGTCGGGAAGGTCGATGAGGGCCTTCTGCTGGGAGTCGGAGCGCAGCAGGATGAGGGAGCCGCCGTAGAAGACGTTGTCGCGGATGGCTGCGTCGCCGCCCAGCTGGGCGAGCTGCATGAGCTGGTTGGCGAGGATGACGGGCATGCCGAGGGACCGGCCGAGGGTGGCGCCAGCATTGATGATGAACTTCGCTTCGGCGCGGTGTTCGGCCTTCTCGCCGAGGAGTTTGCTGGCCTCGTCGAGGATGAGCGGCACCCACGGCATGGTGGGGCTGGGCTTGAAGTTCTTCATGCCGAGCTGCTTGGACTGTTCGATGCGGTGCTGGAGTCCGTGCCACCAGATGCGCAGGGCGCCCATGGCGTCGTCGGTGCCGAGGCCGGAGTAGGCGGCCATGGTCTCGATGGCCGGGTTGCTGGAGCCCTTGGGGTCGGCGTAGATGATGGCGGAGCCGTTGACGTGGTGGGCGAGGGCGATGAGCTGGAGGGTGCCGCCCTTTCCGGAGCCGGTGACGCCGGCGACGATGACGTGCTGCGCGCCGAGCTTGGGGTCCCAGAGCTGGATGCGGGCGGGGAAGCCGGAGACGCCGGGGCCGAGCTGGATGTAGCCGTTGGGGTTGGGCTGGAGGACGGACAGGCCGGGGAAGGCGGCGCCTTTCTCGAGGGGGTTGCGGTCCATCTTGCGGATGACGGCCTGGCGGGGGTTCTGGCGGGGTTCGTAGGAGATGAGCAGCGGGTTGTTGACGCGGAGCGCTCCGGCGAGGTCCATGCGGTCGGGGTGGCGAAGCCGGTCGAGGTCGTCGCCTGCGACGACGACAGCTACCTGGCCGCCGGTGTTGGGGTCGTCCTGGATGTTCTCGAGGTGGGTGCCTTCCATGAGGCCGCCCTTGCGGGCGACCCACTTCTTCCAGGCCCCGGCGAGGGTGGAGGGGTCGAGTTCGGCGGGTGCCTGGAAGTCGACGGTGATGGTGGCTTCGCCGGAGTAGGCGCCGGGCTTGATGGCGATCCAGGCGGCGGGGACTTGGTAGGGGGTGGCTTGGTAGGCGGAGGAGACGGTGTCGGCGGTGACGGTGACGGACTGTCCGGGGCGGGCGGTGATGGTGCCGGTCCAGCCGCGGTTGGACAGGGTGCGGATCTCGAGTTCCTGGCCCTTGTGGGTGCCGGTGTCGGTGTTGGAGATGATCTGCCACCAGCGGTAGGTGATCTGCTTGGCGGGGGTGTCGATGAGGGGTGCGGCCGCGGCTGGACCGGCACCATCAC